CGGCATATGTTTTTTCGTTTGAAACGTTGTATTGATTGATTGTCAAAGTTGTTGCGTAATTTTCTTTGTAACGCATATTGTAATTGTATGTTGGATTTATGTAATTCAACCAACCATCAAAAAGCAATCTCTGTTGCATGTCATCATCAACAATGAATGTCAAATCAATATCACTGTATGTTGTGAGATATGGATGTTTTTCTATTGGACCATAAGTCTTTTGATCCGTTGTTGCAAATGTTCTGCCAGGTAAATTTGCAACCTCACATCTGTAATTGAGTCTACGAGCAGACTTAATATATGGAACCAAAGTTAATGGTAAAGGTATTTCAACATCGAACCTACTGGTTCTAGCCAAATCACCAGAAAAACTTGATTTAAAATCGTTGAGTGTGCGTGCCATTTAAGAATTCCTTATTTCTTGGACCGAATCTTTCCAGACTTCTTGTGGTTTTGCCTTTTTGAACTGTTGAATTGGTAAATATGTTGCAATATCCCATTCATTAGGTTCTACAGCCAGAATTCTGGATTTTATATGACTGTATAGGTAGTGTTTGATGCAAGGCCTGAATTCTTTTAACCTAGAAGAAGCTTCCAGGATTTGATAGGTGATACGGATTCGCTTTATTTCATCATTCTCATCATAGATTGCGAAATTCAATAACTTACGCAGGAAAAGAACCCTATACTTTAGTGGCAAATAATGTAGATTTAACCCAATAAACCCATCTGATTGTCTTTTAAGTGGTAATACCAGTGGAAATCTGTCATAATATGGTAAATTTGCCTTACCTTTTGGATCATACACAAAGTAATACATGCCACCCATTAAAAATTTCTGTCTGTCTCCTGGTCTTGTCCATCTATTCTGTTCTTTTGTAATTGGAACAGATAAACGTGTTGGATTTCTAAGCGCTGCAACTTTTTGCAACAACCAACGCAAAGATTCACGGCTCATTGTTGGATATTGAGCCGCTGCCTTTTCTTCGGATAATGTGGTGAGTATGGATTTTGTCGTCATTGGATATTTAGTTACAGTCCAAGATGGTCTTCCGTTATTAACTTGAACTCCCAACCTCTATCCAAACAATATTCTGTTGCAGCCTTCCATTTGGCTTGATTGACACCCCATGTGACAACTTCTTGTATGTATTGTTTCGTAACACGTTTCTTCTTTTCAGGTTCCATTGTTTGTTTTTTTGGTTTTACTTCAAGCATCATCGTTCTTGTTTGCCCATTTTTGTCTTTAACTTTAACAACAAAGTCTGGAAAGTATCGGTGCATACGATTATCAACTGGTGATTTGTATGGAATTATCAATTCTTCTGAAGCCCAAGACACAATACTTGGATTTTTGTCGAGCCAATTCATCACTCGACATTCCCATGATGAGCGATATATAATGTTTTTGTGGTCTCCCATGTATTTTTGGGGATTTGAGGGTCGAAACGTTCCTGAATATGCCATAAATACTATATATCACTCTTTCAGAAAACAAAACGATGGCACTTATTTCAATACCAACATCAATTGGCGGGATTAATATACCAGGTGGATTACTAGGCGGTCCACTTGGATCATTATATGAAAGTGGAGGACTGGACTTTGTACAATATCCAAGAGACTTAGGTAGTTCCACCAAATCACATTCAGTATTCTTTACAATCGAAGAAGTCAAAGAAATTGGTTTGGAAGGTCTATATGTTCAAAATAGAAAATTTGTTGATACTTTTGCAGACACTGCTGGTGGTATATCCGAGGAAGTATCTGGATTTTCTTTTGATTCTATTTCGACAGGTGCAATTGCTTTTGTGAACAATTTATCTTCAAGTTACACATCAAGTATTAATGATACTAGGTCCGCTGTAACATCAGGTTTAAATACTGTAGTAGACGGTCTTAATAGTGGAGCGCAAGTAGTTGCTGNTGGTGTAAATTTCTTTAGTGAGAGAAAAGGAACACCAGTCGGTTACATATCACTATACATGCCGGAAAACTTTTCTTTGAGTTCTGGTGCATCTTATGATGATAGTACAACACTGGCATCAGCTGCAGGTGCAGTAAAACTTTTAGGCAGCGTAGTTAGTAAATTTACAGATGTGGTAAACAACGATGCATCAAAAGTTATATTGAACAAAGCTGGTTACGTTTTTAATCCCCAAAAACAAATGTTGTTTCAAGGTATCGACTTCAGAACATTTGATATGTCATTCACATTTACACCATATTCAGCAAGAGAAGCTGAAGATGTTAAACAAATCATCAAAATGTTTAGAAAGTGGGCTGCACCAGCTGCATCAACTGCTTTTGCAGGTATGTTTTGGGTTCCACCTGCTTATTTTAACATTGATTTCCGCTTTCAAGGCAAAACAAATCCAAATCTACCAAGATTACAAAGATGTGTGGTNGAATCAATTGATGTAAATTATGCACCAAATGGATGGACAGCACATACAGATGGTGCACCGGTACAAANTANTGTGACTATCACATTTAAAGAAATNATCTTGGTCGACAGAGCATCAATCGAGGCAGGATACTAATGCAATACTTTAATTCTTTACCAAAAATAAAATATGTGGACCAAAACAACGTTGCCACAATCTATACAAATTTGATGGCAAGAGCAAGTGTAATACCAAGTGTATTAAATAATGCTCTAGTTTATTATAGTTATGATGTACAAGACGGTGATACTCCTGAAATTATTGCTTACAAATATTATGGAGATGTTAATCGTTTTTGGATTGTTTTATATTGTAATCAATTAAATGATCCACAATGGGACTGGCCATTAAGTTCAAATAAATTTCAAAAATATATTTTAAACAAATATAATACTGGTAATTTAAATTCTACACATCATTATGAAAGAATTACCACAAAAACAAATATAAACACAAACACAACAACTGTTGATACCGAAACAATTTCACAAGAAGTTTATAACAGCTTGCAATCTAATACGACAACAACATATACATTGGGTTCAGAAACAATTACAGTAAATGTTGTAAAAAGTGTAGTTACAAATTATGAATATGAAAATTCTTTAAACGAGTCGAAAAGAAATATAAAAATATTAAATAAAGCATATGCGGATAAACTAGAGTCGCAATTTTTGGAATTGATGAAGTAATATGGCTGAAGATAATAGCGCACCAGCNGGNGGACCAAGATATGCACAAGACTTCAANTTGGAAGCAGTGGATATTATTACCGATTATGGCGACACCTTTAAATTAAAACATCTAGTTGTTGAATTGTCTTTTTTCGAAGACATATACTCTTTTGCTTGTTCTGGTAATGTTGTTTTACGTGATGCTGTTGGTATTATTGAAAAACTAAGACTTGATGGTTCAGAATTTATTGAGATTATCTACGGAAAATCAAAAAAACAATCAGCAGAATATAAAAATTCAAGAAAATATAGATTATATAAGGTCGGTAACAGAAAACCAGCTGGCAATAAAAACTCTGAATTTTTTACAATGTATTTTTCATCGGAAGAATTGTTTTTGTCTGAACAACTGAAGGTTTCAAAATCTTTCAAAGGAACGGTAATATCCGATATTGTAAGTAGTTTACTTTTGGATGAATTCAATGGATTAAAAGTTAATCCTAAAAAAGTCAAATACATACAACAAACATATGGTGTTTATGATTTCGTTATACCTAGATTGAAACCATTTGAAGCAATAAGTTGGTTATCAACATACGCAAGGCCAGATATTAATGGCGGCGCAGATATGTTATTCTATGAAACAAACGATGGATTTTACTTTCAATCAATACAATCAATGTTTGCGGATACTCCTTATGCAACATACAAATATCAACCATCAGACTTGAATTATAGTAACAGAGCTGAAAATATGTTTAACATTCTGGATTATGAATTCATAAAAACATATGACACCTTAGAAGCAACAAATTCTGGTATGTATGCCAACAGATTGATTTCAATTGATCCAATTAAAAGAACAAAGACCGTTACAAATTTTAGTAAAGATGAATTAGGATATACACAATCAGGTTCAGCAATCAATAGATTTGGTAAACACCAAACACAGATGTATGAAAGTTCTTTGAAACTGGCATTTAGTAATGCAAATCAAATTGACCAAGAATATATAAGCCAAAAACCGGATGGTGTGGCCAAAGACATATACATAGAGACATACGTGCCTAATAGAACCGCACAAATTGCCTTGTCAAATTACACGGTGATGAAGGCAATAATACCTGGAGACAGTAGTATAACAGCAGGAAGAACAGTTAACATCTTGTTATATTCTTTAGGTATAGAAGGCACACCGACAGCAGCCACAAGAGAAAAAGATGAATATTTTTCTGGTATATACTTAGTCACTGCTGTTAGACATATCATACAAACACAAGGTGTATATCAAACTATCTTGGAATTAGCAAAAGAAAATACTAAATTGAAATATCCAGACCAATCATATTTGGGAGCAGTGAATGAATAATAATTTTATAGGTAAAGATGGATTTATTTGGTGGGTCGGTATCAATGAATTCAGAGGTGATCCATTAGGTCTAGGTCGATGCAAAGTTAGAATTTTTGGTTGGCATACAGATAATAAGATAGATTTACCAACGGAAGATTTACCTTGGGCTCTACCCATGTATCCAATTAATCATTCAAAATCATTCTCCGCACCTATGTTGGGTGAATGGATTGTAGGTTTCTTCATGGATGGAGATTCCGGTCAAGCACCAGTAATGATGGGTGTATTACCTGGTTTAGAAAAAGAACCAGACCAAACAACACAAGAGTACCTTTAAAATGGCAGATGAAGTAGAACCAAATGGTCCAGCCGCAACAGATTTACCAATAGTTGGTAATGAAAATCTAAAACCACCAGAAGGTGCGGAGAATGACGGCCGTGTGCCTGGAACACCAACAATACCAATGTGTGCGAGAAGTGTTGTTACAGGCACCAGTAGAGGTAACAACAATAAAAAATTAACTCACGTTTGTGGTTTTATTGATGAGATGAGAAAAAACATCTATTTGAAGAAATTTATCAAATCTACAGCACAAGCAATTAGAGAACAAATTCGTAATATTTTAAAAGCAATTGGCTTAGGTGATACCTCAGGAGTGTTTGCATATATTACCGCCAAATTAAAAGAAGTTGCACGTTGGTTGAAAACTGTGCAGAAATTCTTAAAAGACGTTATAAATTTTGAAAAATATGTATTGGCATATATCACAAAAATTAGAGCAATTATTGACTGGATACGTTCTCTACCTGCTAGATTCTTAGCACTATTAGCACAATGTTTAGCTAAATTCCTAAAACTTATTGGTAGTGTTTTATCAGATTTTTGGCAAGAATTGACAGCCGGAACTGATAGTGGTCTAGGTGAGTTAATTAGTTCAGCAAAGTCCGTTGTAAACGAAACCGTTAAGACGGTTCAATTAGCTGGCACTGCTGCAGCAGGAGTAGTTGTTATTGCTGGTGCCGCAACAGTAGGATTATTGGTGCCAACTTCAGCTGCGGAAGTTTCTGCGGCCAATAGAACAATTTCAACATATAATGCAACATTACCAACAACAGACAGTGTGGCTGCTTTATCTGCACCACCTACACAAAAGAAATCTACGCCTTAAATTATGACTGATATTAATTCACCTCCAATAGAAAATGTATGGACAGAACCAGAGTCTGCTGCAAATACCTATTACCAACCAATATATCCATACAATAACGTACAGCAAACTGAAGCTGGACATAAATTTGAAATGGATGACACTCCCACCAGAGAGCGAGTTTGTTTATCACATAGAAGTGGAACATTTATTGAAATGCATCCAAATGGTGATGAAGTACACAAAGTTTATGGTAATGGATTTACAATTATTGTTTCAAATAATAACGTATTGATTGGNGGTGATTGTAATATTGAAATTCAGGGAAANTGCAACATCAACGTATTAAAAGATATGAACGTACAAGTTGGTGGTAATTATAATCTACAAGTTAGAGGTGAAACGAATGTTAGGTCTGTTGGTGAAATAGACATTTTAGGTGATTCTGATGTAAGAATTACGGCCGATGAAAATTTTGGTGGTACTATGTACCTTGGTGCTGCTGACCATATATCAATTGCTTCAGATTTAAACGTTGGTGGTTCGGTTCATGCTGACATGGTTAATGCCGAATCGAGGGTTACTGCTGGAGTTGGTGTCTATGCTGGTTTTGCTGGATTCACAACATCAGGCGGTGTGTCTGCTGGATTCCCTACACCAGCATCACC